TGTTCTTCTGCTATTTCAACGGCCTGTTTGTAGGTAAGTTGCATGTGTAGCGCTAGTTCTTCCTCTGTGTCAGGTAGATTCTCTTCGTCATTTTCAAATAAATCTACACCAAAGTTTTGTTTAGCTAATACGTTAAACTCTTTACTTCTCATGTCTCTAAGCATAGACTCCATGTACTCTGTTCTTTTACTTATACCGTAAGAGTCTTGAGAGTAGCAATTTATTTCATAAGATCTTTGTGCCATCCCGTTAACAACAATGTCAACAAACTTTGATATTATAGGTACCGGTTTCCAGTCTAAGTTTAAATAAGATAAGTCACCATTTATTGATAGTTCGTTTTTATACTTTTGAACAGACTGTTCTCCTCTAGCATATAATCTTAATTGATGAAAATTATTTTTATGTCCATTATATTTACTTGTAGTACCTTCAAACCATTCTCGCTTTATAGCGTTAGCAATTTTTAATCCATACTCTTGAGACATTTTTTCAATGTCACTAACGGCTTGAGATGGAAAGTTTATTAAAGTATTGTTATGTGGCCTCATGCTTTATTTTTAATTAATGTGGATGAAAATCCTTTATTATTATATTTTGATACCGTTATATTTACCGGTTGTTTTTCTATATTTCTGTTGGGTCTATATAGGTGTCTATTACAAGCCATAATAGCTAAGCCAGAGCTTATTGAAGCGTCATGCTTTGTTCTTTTGTTTATATCAAACCTAGCCCAATCGTTGAGAGTTTCACCAAAGTACATTGCACCGTAGGTACCATCTTTTAAGTGACCAACGTGGTCGTTAATATACATTTCAATTGCAGCAGCATGAGCTTGCTTTATATCTTCACTAGAGTTTGGTATTCCACCAACTTCTTTTTCCGCAACTGATAGTTTGTTCCAGATTTTATCTGGCCTGTTCATACTAAACCCTCTATAACCTCTTCTTCTTAAATAATATAATAATCTAGGTTTATTGTTCTCTGCTAATATTGGCATACCGTAAAATACTAATGCCATTAATATATCTTCAAAAAATATTTCAGCTGTTTGAGGTCTAGCTATATACTCTAAAAAGAAAGTGTTAGCTGGAGCGTCTTCCATTGAAAACTTAGTTAATCCATGTAAAGCTCCTTTTGATCCTCTCTTGTCTACTGTACCTGATATATCATATGAGTCACATCCAAATGCTCCCATGTGGTCGTTTCCTGGATATTTTACTCCGTTTTTTAATATAACGTTGTTTTGCATTCTACCAGTAGGAACCCAACTTACTTTAAATCTACCTTTTGGATCTGGATTAAAAACAACTTGTGTGTCTTTAACTCCGTTTACCCATTGGAAGTTTCCAGTAGTTAATACAGATGAGTTTCTATTTCCTTCATTATAGTCTATTTGCTCGTATATTTTCACTAAGTTAAATAAACTATTCTTAGTTTCATCTCTAAACGCATGTTCTTCTGTTCTAGGAAACTGTCGGTAAAATTCATTTAAAGCGTCTTGGTCATCTCTAAGACCATCAGCTTCATTGTCCCAATGGTCAATTACTCCATAATCTATCTCTATTCCATGTGGATCAAATGATTGTTCTCTAGGAGCATTAAATACAGGTTGTCCATACTCATCAATGAATCCCTCGTAATTCCACTCCATAGGAATAAACAAAGAATATAATCCCGACTTAGTTTGTCCATTTCTATTTCTTTTTGTAACATCTGAATTATAGTATAAGTTTTTAAAATTTTCCCCACCTTTATCTAAAGCATTACTTGTTGATCCCATCATACACTTACCTATAATTCTACTACCTAGTCGTAAACAAGTTTTTGTAACCCTCCAGTTGTTTTTTATATTATCAGGTTTTTCCCATTTACCACTCTCATCATGCACTAACAAAGAAAGCTTTTCACCATCATAACTATTATCACCTGTGTTCTTCCAGTCAATAGTTGTATCTAATCCTTCCATGTCATCTTGTTCTTCACGTTCTCTCATCTTCTTACGTGTAAACTTTTTTGCTGGAACTCTATATGCTAGCTCAGACTTTGGACGATCCATACCATCTTGTATTGGTTTAAAGAAAAATGGATAATTTAAACTAATTGGTACAACCTTGTCTGTAAACATCTTTTTTGCATCAGCACCTGTTTTAGATAATATACCAAATCTACTATCACCAGCTAGTGTTGCTTGATTAACTGTTTCAGCTGAACTCATAAAAGAAAAACCAGATCGTCTATTTTTTAAGTAGCACATACCGTAGCATCTTACATCTGCTTTACAGGCTTCCCAAAATATAAAGAATAATCTATTTGCATCTCTAAAATCTGGAGCACCAACATCTATTTTACTCCATTGTAAGTACATATAATGTGTGCCTGTTATATACGTTGGTTTACCGTTATTCATAAACCAAAAACCTTCTTCTCTTCTTTTAAACTCCTCGTCTATATAGCTGTAGTGTTTTTCTTTGAAGTCTTCTGGATACTCTTGCCAATCAAATACTGTTTTAATTTTCTTAAAATCAGGATTAGCTGGAAACTGTTTCCACTTTTGTTCAGATTTAGTATCGCTACAAGAATATACTTCTTTAGGTTCCTTGGGTAAAGCTATTTGAAAACCTTGAATTTCAAGAACTTCACCAATTTGCCCAGTTTTAGAAATAACAACAATATCATTTTCTTTATTGTAACCGTATTTCCATTTCTTAGACTTGTTTAAACGTTTTATTACATTAGACCTTATTGGATCTACTATTTTATATAGAGACTGCTTATACATTACTTAGATCTACCTTCTGCAAAACCCTTGAACGTTTTTTCTTTTTTTTCTTCTACAGGCTTGTCTTCAAGCATAGCCTCTTCTTCTTGGATTCTGTTTAATATTTCAAACGCATCGAATATAGCTAGCTTCTTTGTAGCCGCCGCGTTCTTTAATCTATCTGCTGATATATCTTCGTCTGAATCAACTATTTCTTCTCTTGCAACTTTAATTAGTTCAACAACAGCTTTGTGCCCAGCTTGGATTATATTCTTCTTCGTCTCCTTTATATTCATATTTAATTGTAATAAATTTATTCATAACTCTATAAAGTCTTTCTCCATCAACAACAAACTCGTACTCACTATTAGGTGTAAAACCTACAAGCTCTTTAGTATAGAAATTATTAAATGTTCCATCACTATATTTAATAACACCAACAAGTGGTTTTTCTTCTTCAGTGTTAAACTTGCTTGTTGCCTTTAAAGGTTTAACAAAACTATAACCTGGCATAGCCTTCCACTCGTTTTTATGTTTATATAAAAATATTTGATCGTTAGATACTATATATCTATTTTCATCAAAATAAGCTGAGCTGTTTTTTTCTCTACCTTTCACGTCATGCCATCTTCTAAAAACATTGTGGTGTACTATTATCTCATCACCCACGTTAATAGGTGATGAGAATAATATTGGGGTAGCGATAACCCTCGCACGTCTGTTAACGAATTGGTGATTGTAAACTTCGGTGTTTAATATTAAGTCTTTTTTGCCAACTTTTTTAGTGTTGCTATAACGTGAGCCAATAGGAGTGATAACATAATCTTTATAAGCTTTCATTAATACTCTAAATTATACTCAATAGATATAGCCATATTTTTATTAAAGTCTTTCCAAGGTATAACAGTGTCTTGTTTTTTAATATAAATACAATACTTATCTTCTTCTTCAACCACATCACAAATAGTATGACCACCATAAACTTCTTGCCCTACTGAATAATGCATTGAATCGTTTTTGTAATCTTTACCAATAGTAATTTTTCTTATAATATTATTTTTCATCTTTTGGCCAGTTTATAGTACCGTCGTTAACATTAACGTCATAAGTACCATATTCTTTAATCAAAACATCTTGAAATAAAACTATTTTATCTTGAGCTGTTCCTAGTTCGTGTAGCAAGTGGTGTTTTTGAGCCTCTACTTTACCTATGTTAAATTGAGAACTATTAACTGTATTTACCATTTCTTGAATTTCCTTCAAATGTGTTTCTGAGATTTTTTCTGCTTTTGCTTTTAAATCTACTATTTTTTCTTTTGCCATAATTTTATTTAATTTTATTTAATTTAATTTGTTATTTTAATATAAAAATCCAATCGTAAACTGTAGTGGATTTAATGGAACTAGCGTTTCAGCGTTATCAAGTTGTGCGCTAATATTTTTTACTGTCATTGAGGTTGCACCATCTACAGAAACAACCTCCATAGTAGGTCCACCCGTGTCACCAACTAATATATCTCCTGGTTGAAAACAACCCTGTGGATCAGTACCAGATGTTACTAATGCGACACTTGCTCCAGTCATATTTTCTGCAACGTTAGCACTACCAGCTTCATTTGATGCTACTGCTGTTCCGAAATCAGGGGTAGCTGCAACTCCAGCAAGACAAGCTATATATATTCTTTGGTAACCTTCAGTTGAACATGGATAGTCTCCAGATAAAACTAACGCGTTTCCATCAAGAGTGCTAGATCCTGCTCCAGTAGAGTAAGTGTGAAAACCTCCTATTTTTAAATCATCAGTCATACTAGCTTGATCAAGATTCATTCTACCTATTAAGTTGTTTTTACACCTTATACCTTCTGCCGCTGAAACAGCTGTGTGAGTCGCGCCTAACGTAGTTGGAGCCACACCGTTTATAGATTTTGCAAAAAACAATTCAAAGTTACCTTGAGCCTCGTTTGCACCGTCATGTGCAGCAACAGTAAGAAACATAGATGACAAGGCTGCGCTTCCTTTTGGTATTTCAAACGGTGTCCAATCAAATATTAAATCTCCAGATGCAAATGCTGTTCCAGTAGCTGCACCATTATTAATATCTGGTTTTATTGATACTGAGTAAAATCTTCCCATAATTTATTTATTTATTTTGTTGTTCATTTTTCTTTGACGATCCTCCAAAAAAGAAATCGACAACTGTATTAACTTTTGCGCTCATTGCGCCGAATATTGTTGAGACAAAACTTATCTCAAATTCACCTAGGTTTATATCTCCTAGTACAAAGAATCTAAACATCATAAAGCTT